AGGTACCGTGGCTGAGACAACCGGGATTAGGGTGGAGGAAGTCGTTATCGGCGCAACCCTGACTGTAGGTGCTGCTGATAGCCCCATTGTAACCAATGACGGCAGGCGCGAGTGGGTGATGTATGCGTTACAGGGTGGCGGCGGCGTTATGCTCCTTGCACTAATGGTGAGCGTAGATGGCATTAACTTTGCACAGGCAGGACCAGCACTGTCTGCGGCTACGATTGGCACTATTCAGAGGACTGTGTACGCTGAGGCTTCCGCACAGGGGCCAATAGTTGAACCCTTCTTGCGAGTACACGCCGTTGTGACGGTGGCGTCTGCAACCGGGGTATTCATTGACTTGATAGGAGCTTAAACATGGCAGTTGGTCATGCTATTCAAATTTTAGACAACGAGACTCTCCCCAGTCCTGCCCCTGCACCATTCACTTCTGGTCTGGTCTATACCAGTTCGGCATACACAGCAGATGGTTTCGCCCTATGGGTTCTCATGGTCAGGGTGGCAGGAGCAGTAACCGGAACAACCCCCACACTCGTGTTTGTGGTTCAGCAGAGTAACGATCAGATCACCTGGACTGGCATAGGTGCGGCCCTAGCGAACATCACTGCTGCCGGTGTGCAGGTTACTCCCTATGCTACAGGTACTACCCAAGGAGCCGTTACGCAGAGCTTCATAAGAGTGATTGCTACCGTGGGTGGCACAAGCCCTGTATTCCCCGGAGTCTACGCTGATCTGGTGGGCCAAATAATCTAGCGGTATCCTTCCAGACCGCAAGGAGTTCGCAATGTCAATTCTTCGGCAGGAGCAAATCCTGTTACACGAGGTCCTCACCCCAGCACTGACGGGCCTTGGTGTTACTTACCTCTCCAAGCTGATCCCCTACGGCGGCGAGGCTGGCTGGATACTGGTTATCAGGCACGGGTCGGCCATTACGGGCACCACGCCTGGGATTATATGGGAGCTAGATGCAACCACGGTGGCGGGTGGTGGTTCGGGCATGACCAGGGTAGGCGCGGCGATTGCCACCTTCCTTACTGTTGGTGCGCTGGTGGTCCCATACATCATAAACAGCACACAGGGGGCAATCGGATCAACCTCTACCTTCCTCCAGGTCAAGGGCACCATCGGCAATGCGGATAACGTTGCGGCGGATATCACTGTAGACCTCATAGCGATGCCATAAGGGAATAACACATGGGAATTAGCAAGAAGTCCTGGACGGGCACCGCGAAAGAGACGACTTCGGGTACAGCTATCACCGTGCCCACCAAGTACCTCCCCACCAAGACCGTCTTCAAGGGCGGTAAGAAGCGGGAGTACTTGAATGAAGAGCGTGGAGACCGCAACGCCAACTACGGTGTGGTGGACTCCGTGCGGCAGTCGGCAATCGATATGAAGGGACCATACTATAACGACGTGTCCCCGATCATGCTGTGGGGTGGAATGGGGTTGCCCTCCTCGGCCCAACCTGATGCTACGAATGTGCCGACTGTTTGGAAGCATACCTTTCAGCTACAGGACGTGCCCCCAACCTACACCATCAGCCGCAACCTGGACACGAGGCTCTACTACGTGCCCTACTCGGTGGTTGAGAAGTGGATACTGCACTTCACCGCAGATGGGAAGCTCCTGGAACTCGACAGCAACTGGGTCGGCCTCTTCGCGCAGCCCAACCTCTCCCCACCAACCCCAGCTTACTCGACCCTCCTGCCGTTTGCTGGATATGCACCCACGATCAAGTTTGTGGACAACGTGTTGAGCCAGGACGTGGCAGACCTCCAGATCGAGTATGACCAGAAGATCACCCTGTGGTACCCGGCGAACGGGACCCAGGACTTCGTGACGGTCTACTTCGGGGAGCGGGCTATCAAGGTGGACTTCACCGCACGCTTTGACAACACCACGATCTACGATAGGTGGAGCAACAATGTGATGGACTCCCTGACCTTTGACTTGCAGGGGCTACTCGTCGGCAAGACCTATGTAGTGACCCTCGGCGCACCGTCTGCGGGTACATTCACCCTGACCTATAATGGCCTCACGACTGCTGGTATCGCATTCAATGCCACGGGTGCGGTTGTACAGACAGCCTTCCAGCTACTCACCACCGTTGGTGCCAATGCGACAGTCACAGGTTCGGCAGGCGGGCCGTATACCGTGAGCTTTCTTACCACACTTCTCAACGATGGCCTTGCGCTGACTGGCTCTGGTGCTGGTCTGACGGGTGGTACGTTTAGCATCGGTGTTCAGACCTCGTATGCGCAGGAACTCAACCTGGTGCTTCCGAACCTCTCCTACGACACCGTGGAGCACGACACCTCCAAGGATAACGTTTTGATAAAGGCCAAGGGTACAGCGGTTGTGCCAGCAGGTGCGTCGCTGATTACCGGGTTTGTTCAGAATACGGTGCCGAACACGGGGTACACCACATGAGCAAGAAGTTTCTTTGGAAGGACTATTCCACGGACGAGTCTGATCGTGGTGTGGAGACGAGTATAACTTGGTATGGGGAGGAGATACCGCTTAGGATTAAACGCGCCCTGACCATAGACGAACGGCAGCGTGCGAACAAGGCGGCTATTCAGATCGACCTGGACAAGGATGGGCGCCCCACGATTACGAAGCAGAACCAGGCGGCGTACACGAAACAGGTGGTCTTAATCGGCCTGAAGTTTTGGCCCTTCGAGTACTCCCCAGGCCACCCCGTCCCGATTAACATGAAGACTATAGAGGAGATGGATGGCGGCTTACTCGACGAGATTGCCCTCCGTATTCTCTCTGGTACGCAGCCCCCAGCAAAGGCAGAGCTTGACCCTTTAGAGAGTCCGTCAGACGAAGCCTCCTAACTGGCGGTACAGCACGACCCGAACTCGACATCTACTCCTTCGCCTTCCGCTATAGCTGCTACACCGAGTTTCATTGGACCTACGAAGAGGTGGGGCAGCTTCCCGAAGAGGAGGCATTGTATCTCGCCGTAGTGTTCGAGGAAACAGGCGCATATCAGTACAAGAAGAACAAGGAGGCCGAGAGGGGCAGTGGGGATACGGGCGATGGGCCTGGCCTGAGACCCGGCTTCGAGGAGACCTTTAGCTTTGGGGAAGAGGACGACAACGACTACTGGCAGGGAACTGATTGCGATGATTGTGCAGACCCCCGAGATATGCGCACCTAGAGGATAGATGGCAGGCAATTCAGCAGACATTGGAATAAGGATTTTCCTGGATGACGCGGCGAGTAAGGGTTTATTCGCCGTTAACCAACAGCTAGGACAAATCGAGTCGCTCTCCAGGCGGGCAGGTCTTGGCTTCGGAAGTATGTCCAAAGAATTGATCGGTCTCTCCATAGTTGCTGGTCTCGCTGCTGCCTTTCTGCTCTTCGGTGGGGCCATCGTCTACTCCACGGACCAGGCAGCCAAGCTCAGAACCACCATGATAGGGCTTCAGGCAGCTACCGGGGCTACGGACGCACAGTTGCAGCAGATGCAGAATACTATGCTGTCCCTCGGTGCATCATCTATCTTCAGTCTGGACGAAATAGCTGCTGGCTTCACGATAGCTGGGCAGCGGGGGCAGAGTGCTGGGGATATCATCAAGTATGTCGGTCAGCAGGGCATATTCCTGGCTGAGTCGATAGGTGTGAAGCCTGTAGCTGCCTTTAGCCTGCTGACAAGCGTGATGGCTGCATTCAATCTCCCAGCCTCCCAAGCCGCCAAGACCGCAGACCTACTCTTCTTTGCATTTGAGCACGGTGTCCCATCCGTGGCACAGTTACAAGCAGGGCTGGCTAAATTGGGGTCTATTGCGTCCGTACTTCACATCCCACTGGATCAGATTATTCCGGCTTTCGATGTCTTGAGCCGAGCAATGGGTTCTGGTGGCACAGCAGCAACCAGCCTATACTACTTCCTAAATCAGGTAAAGTTTGGTACGGCAGCATTTAGGGATGAGATTGCCAAGCTGGGTCTCTCCTTCTATGATATACATGGAAGATTTATTGGTCTAAGTGCGGCCCTGGACGAACTGTACTTCAAGCTACGCGATAAAACCCCCCAGCAGGCGGCGGCTATTCTTGGGGCGCTGTTCAACATTCGGTCAAGTCAGGGCATTGGCATCCTTCTGCAAGACCTGAAGAAGCTCCACGACCTCACCCAGCAACTAAAGGGTAGCCACGATGCTATGGGTCAGGCGATGGCTCAGGCGAAGAAGGCAGAGGACTCCCTGGCTGGATCAACCGCAGCCCTCAAGACGAACCTGACAGACTTTGCTGCCCTGGCGGGTGGGCCAATAGCGGCGGCACTAACACCACTGGTCAAACACTTCAATGACTTCATTAGTATGCTGCGAACTATGGCTGCTGAGAACCCCAAGGCCTTCTCATCCATCATGTTAATCGGGGCGGCGTTGGCTGGTCTTGGTCTGATCGTTGCCATCGCTCTCTCCCCATTTGCTCTCCTCATCGGCATCATGGTTGCTGTGGTCGCTATTGTGGCGGGACTAGCTGCGGGGATTGGTTGGCTCTCGGCTAATTGGGGAGCCCTATCTACCTCTATGGGTCCGGTTGGGGTGGCTATTCGGGTTATCCAGGGAGTTTTCAAGGACCTAGCATCTGCCGTTGGGCCTGCCCTAAAGGGGTTCATGACGCAACTGCACCAGGACCTTGCAGCAAACGCACCCGCTCTGAAGCAATTTGGGGCGGTGATGAATGACTATGTTGTACCTGCCCTTAAAATGCTTGCACTTATTATTGTTGCCGTTTTGATCGGAGCGCTTCGTGGTCTTCTTCTCATGTTTACGATGATGGTCTCCGGTATCGTGAGTGTGTTTATCGGGCTGGCGGCGATCATAGGCGGGGCACTCAATCTCATCAAGGGCATCTTCATGGTGTTCTTTGGGCTTCTTCAAGGACTATCCACGCACAACTGGTCCCTGTTCTCTCAGGGATGGTCTCTCCTAGTTAGCGGTGTTGTAGCAATAATAGTTGGCTTTGGAACTATAGTTAAGGGTATACTCATCGGCATATTCGGTGCTCTCATTGGTTTCGTTGTTGGCTTCGTACAGGGTGTCATTAGCTTCTTTAGAAACCTCTCGGCGCAACTGGTAGGCCATTCGATCATCCCGGACATGCTGAAGGCCATCCTCACTGCCTTCGTAACCTTCTTCGCTAATATAATTTCCGGCATTGTGTCCTGGGTTGCTCACGTAATCTCTACCATAGTGGCCTTCGCTGCTAAGATGCTGGCGACCTTTCTGGCTGGGATCAACCTGATTAAGGCCCTATGGAATGCTGGATGGGCTGCCCTGATCGCCCTGCTTGTCGCCTTTGTTGTGAACGTAGTAGTCCACATCCTCGTACTCAAGGCCCAGGCACAAGCGAAGTTCACAGAGGTGATGACCAGCATACACACAGCGATCACCACAGGCATTAGCAAGGCAATCCAATTCTTCAAGGACCTCCCAGGCAAGATCATAGCTGCCCTGTCCGGCCTGGGACAAATGCTATTCAATGCAGGTGCTGCTGCCCTACAAAGATTTCTCGATGGTATCAACAGCATCATCCAGAACATAAAGAACGCCATCCTCAACCTGATACAGTGGATAGCCGACCACCTGCCGAAGTCTCCTGCCAAGATGGGGCCGCTGAAGGACCTGGACAAGACGGGACCAGCCTTCGTAAATGAGATAGCGCGAGGCATAGAGGCCGGTACACCCAGGCTTAGTCTCGCCCTCAACCGTGCCTTTAATGGCCTGAACTCGGTTCCTCGCATGTCCGGAGGCAACTACGGCGGTGGTACAGCAGTCTACTACCTCATGCTAGACGGCCAGGTGCTCGGCTCCTGGGTCATTAACCACATCACTGGACAGATGCAGATGCAGGGCTTAGGGAGGGCGTTCAAGTAATGGCCTACAACATCACGCTCCAGGGCCAGGACATCACACTCTACGTAGACCAACTAACTGTCAATATCACCGACACCT